TGACCATAAAGAGGAGCGGGATCTAATAGCAAAGCAAGGCAATGAGTTTGTTAAGGCAAATTATACATTTGATAAAATGGTAAAGAATTTAATACAGATATATGAGCAAAATTAAAGTATTAGGATTTATGACTATACACTACGCAGGTGACTACTTGCGTGAGGCTCTTATGTCGGTTGTAGATCATGTAGATAAAATGGTGATTGCTTATAGCATGATGCCAAGTCAAGGTCATGGAACGCTATTGCAATGTCCAGATTCAGAGGGTTATATATTTAGCATTTGCCAGGATGTATTAGGCGATAAGTTAATCTGGGACAGAGCAGATAGGTACGGCGCAGAGAATGAACATAGATCAGTCAAGTACAAATACTCAGATGGATATGATTTGGTGCTGACAGTAGATTCAGATGAGGTTTATAAATCAGATGAGTTAGGTGCATCTTTTGAGTATGCTTATTGGGGCGTAGATCGGTTTTATGGCATTGATGGTTTTGTAAACTTTTGGCGCTCTTTTAACTATGCTTGTTATGATGGTTTTAGACCGATACGATTAGAGAATTTGCACAGAAAAGAACATACTCAGGATTTAAATTTAAAGCAGACTATCTATCATTTTAGCACCTGTCAGCCAGAGCCGATAATGAGATACAAGTATAATGTTTTTGGTCATGCTCACGAAGTTAGAAAAGACTGGCTAAATGATTGTTTCTACAGATGGAAACCAAATAACCAATTTGATGATGTGCATTGTGTAGCCTACAACATTTGGAATCCTGTTAAGTTTGATAAATCAGTATTGCCTAGTTATTTAAAGAGTCATCATAATTATAACAAGGTATTAGTATGAACGCAGCTATAATTATAGATGATAGGGAAGATGTGGCTCAGGAAGCAATGCAAAGGCATAAGAGGTTTATACCAAAGTCATGGGATTTATTGCATATTCAACCGCCCTATGCAGGTGGCATTTACTATATAAAAACTCCTAGAGTATATAACTCTATACTAACTAATCCTAACTTTTGGCAAGGCGCAAGATATGACAGGGTGCTAATATTTCAGCATGATTCAGGATTACTTAAAGATGGCATAGAGGAGTTTTTAGAATGGGACTTTATAGGATCGTGGATTAAGAACATACCGGGTTGCATGAATGGAGGTTTAAGCATTCGCAATCCAAAGCTGATGTATGAGATATGCGCAAAGCATCCGTACAAAGGAATGGAAAAAGATGGTAACGAAGACATTTATTTTACTAATAAAATGCGTGAATTAGGCTATAAGTTGCCCGATAAGGCAACCTGCAATAAGTTTGCAGTTGAAACCGAGTTTGAGTATGGCTCAGTAGGTTATCATGCAATAGATAAGTATCATAAAAATTATAACCTTTTACTAAAGCAATATGATTGATAAAATATTAAAAGTAAGCGCAGAGGAGTTAAATGCAATCAATCTGTCTAAGTATCTAAAAAGTACGGATGATCTGGGATTTCCAAAAGGCTGGTTTTACATGGATGCAGGTTTAGAGCATTATAGATTACTAGCATTTATCAGCACTTTAGTTAACGGAGCTACTTTGCTAGACATTGGAAGCTATCAGGGAAGCTCTGCCATAGCTTTGTCGTTTAACAAAAAGAATAAAGTTATTAGTTATGACATTGAGCATCAGCCAGAGATAGCGGAAATTAAAATACCTAATATTCAATTTATAAAAGGCGATGTTTTGAAGTATGAGATTACTGCTCCTTTTATCATGCTAGATACATACCATGACGGCGAGTTTGAGCAGGAGTTTGCGGATCATTTGCTAAAGATTAATTACAAAGGTCTGGTCATGTTTGATGACATTCATCTAAATAATGAAATGAGTAATTTCTGGAATGCATTAAAGAACGAAAAATACGATTTAACACATATAGGACATCATACAGGTACAGGCATAGCTATTTATGATTAATTTATTTACTTCAATTTATACCGATAAAAGCGCAATTAGGCAAAAGGAATTAATCTACTGCCTAAATAAGAACATAGAGAATCAGCTTATAGATAAAATTTATCTGTTTGTAGATGGTTTTGTAGAGTTGCCAAATTCTGACAAATTAGTAATTATACCATTTCAGCGACCTACTTACAGGGACTTTTTTAACTTAATAGATAGAACAGTCACAAGCAGGGAAGATATTTCAATGGTCGCTAATACAGATATTTATTTTAACCATACGCTTAGCCAGTTGACTTTAAATGAACGGCAATGCATAGCCTTAAGCAGGTGGGATGATAAGATAAGCGGACTTAAGTTACATAATGAGCGCTTTAGTCAAGATGTCTGGATATTTAAGGGCAAAATGCGAAATGTTAATTTCTGTGACTTCTTTTTAGGCATACCGGGTTGTGATAATCGGATTGCTTATGAGTTACATAGCGCAGGTTATGCGCTTTATAATCCTGCTACAAGAATACAAGCTATTCACTATCATAGAAGCGATCTGCATAATTACGATGGCAGAACATTAAAGATACAAAGACCATATCTGTTTATTCCTGTAACCTAAAAATAAATAATTATTATAAAGCAATATGAAAACGAAATTTAAAATGACTTGTAAAGATGGAGTTTATGAGGCAAATACTTTTTTAAGTTTAATTATAGAAGTTTTAAAACATCGCTTTTGGCATTTAAGAACACATGGTAAATGGATTGATTAATTATGAACATTCTATTAAGTCCAGGCATTTACTTACCGCATCAAAGAGCAGGATCTGAAATCTATTTGCATCGGGTTGTTACTTATCTAATGAGCAAAGGTCATGAAGTAAAGGCAGTAACTAGATGCCCTGAAAATTACAGTTATGAGGGCATACAGGTTTACAAGGCTAAAGACAATTACAAGCAATGCCATAATGATTTATGGGACTGGGCAGATCTGGTGTTTTGTCAACTGTCTGGCACTTACTATGCAATGAATAAACAAAGGCTAAAAGCTAAAAAGGTTATTAACTTTGCTCATAATAACGTAGGTTATCCGCAGGTTAACATAAGACCGAATACTTATACTGTTTATAACTGCGAGAACACAAAGCGAGAATTAAACTACAATCAGGAAACCTATACTTTGTACGCACCAATTAATTATAGAGATTACTCAACTGCTAGACCAGAAGCTGAGTATGTTACGCTAATAAACCATAATGAAAACAAAGGCGGTCAGATATTAATAGAGATTGCCAAGCGAATGCCTAAAACAAAATTCATGGCAGTACAAGGCGGTTACTATCATCAGATCAAAGATGAAAAGGTCAGGAATATAAAATATGTACCTTTAATTGATGATGTTAAGAAATATCTGGCTATGACTAAGGTCCTAATTGCACCATCAGAGTATGAAAGTTATGGAATGGCTCAAATAGAAGCTCTGTGTTGCAATATTCCTGTAATCTGTTCTGATATACTAGGCTTTAGAGATAGTGTCGCAGATGCAGGGATATTCGTTGAGAGGAACAATATAGATGGATGGATTGATGCTATTAGTAACATAGATACAATCCAGACTAAGAAAACACCTTTAGAGAGGGCAAAAGAATTAGATCCTGCTAAGGAATTGCCAAAGTTTGAAAATTGGTTAAATAAAATATGTAATTTAGCGATTATATAATGGAAAAAAAAGAGTATCTAAAACAACCTTTTAAACCTAAAGAGAATGGACCAGTTAAATGTAGTGAGCCTAGCGGATGCAAAGATGTATCTAAGACTAGACCTAGACTATACAATAGAAGATGGATTAATTACATCATTGATAAAATCTGCGGTAAATCAAGCTGAGCAGTTTACTTTACAAGTATTATGGCAAAGGCAAATGAGTTTAATTACGCCTGTTTCTGGTGCAGTTAAAATATATGAGTACCCTTTGATCTCAGTTGAAACTGTGGTCGATCCTGATATGGTTGTGCTAACTTTTGAAACAATCGAAACGCAAGGCTTTACGGAGGTTATATCAGATACGGCAGGATTTAATACAGTTACGTTTGTCGCAGGTTATGGATGGAATTATGAGGGCGGATCTGATGTGCCAGATGATATTGAAACGGCAATTAAAGAAATGATAGCCTATTATTATGAGAACAGAGATAATCCAGTTGTGGGAATGCCTACGATTGCAACTTTGTTACTATCGCCTTACAGACGCATTACTCTATTCTAATGAATCCAGGCAGATTAGATAAGCGCATTACATTTGGCACGTTCACATCGGTTGAAAATGCCTATCAGGATTACGTGATTACGTTTGTGCCTGTTTTGGCTACATGGTCAAATATAAAGCCATACGATGGTAATAGACAGTTACAAGCGCAAGAACAAGTCATAAATCAGGTCTTTAGGTTTACAATCCGGTATAGAAAAGACTTTGCACCTACTAAGGACATGAGGATTCTGTATGAGTTAAATTTTTTCACGATTCATTCAATTAGGAATGTAGATGATACATTCAGATTTTATGAGATACTGGCATCCGTCACGGATGATAATAATGGCAGCTAAAATAAATATTTCTAAATTACTATCTCAGATTTCTGCCTTTGGTCACGATGCTAATAGGTTAGCGGTTGCGGTAACTAACGAAACTACGCAAGGCATGGTAACTGCGGCTCAGTTAAGAGTTACAAGCAATAATAGCGTAGATAAAGGTCAGTTAAGATTATCTATTGGTAAAACAACTGCTAGAGTAGGTTATAATCGTTCATTCTTTTTTTCTAATGCTCCTTATGCAGCTTACGTTGAATTTGGTACTGGCGATGGAGTTATAATACCAAATGGGTTTTCATATTTAGCAGAACCTTTTAGGGGCAAAAAAAATAGGAAGCGAGATTATGGGGCTAAGCCTTTTTTTATTCCTAGCTACTTAGAGGGCATTCAGCAATATCCTAAAACTTTAAGAAAAGTTCTTGAAGTACAAACACGAAAATATAATGCAAAAAAATAATTACATTTGAGAAATGAAAGATGCTAATTTATCAATACTAAACGCATATAAGAGCGCTCTAGCCAATTTAATAGTTGGTGGCGTGACTATTCCAGTATACAGTAAATCAGCACCTTTAAAGAATGTACCGGCTAAATATGTAATATTATCAAGCCAAACTAGATTACAAGAACAAACAAAGTGCGGATATTGGTATATTTGTACTATAAACGTGCAGATAGTAACCAAATACCCGAATGGTAATGGCGATTTGAGTTTTGCAATGGTAATAAGCGAAGAAATACAAAATAGGATTCAAGTAACTAACTTAACTTTGTCTAACTTTATAAATGTTGAAACCTTACAACTATTAACAAATGAGGTAACACTAGAAACAGAAACAGAAAACATATTTCAATACATACTAACTTTTCAACACAAATTAAATAGAGATTAATTATGGCAGCAGAACAATTTTATGCAGGAAGTCTATTCATGCTCTACATACGCACAGGTGGCGCATGGAAGCCAGTAGCGTGTTTAACTTCAAACGGCATCAGCGAATCATGGGATTTTGCTGAAACAGTAACTAAGTGCGATCCTGGAGTGACCAGACGCAAACCAACAACCTATTCTTTTGAGATACCTTTTGAGGGTGTTTTTACAGATACAGTTGGCGCAGGTGGCGATACCGCTAAAGCATCATGGGATCGTATATCTACGATTGCAAGGGCAAAGACTTTGACCGAGTTTCAAGTAGCTTTACTTAAAACTGATGGAACAGAAGATCCTAACTTTTCAGAGCAGTATGGCTATGCTTACTTTAGTGCTTTAGAAATTACAGGCGCAGAGGG